CTATAAGGCCATGCGAGCCATCGCATTCCAGGCGTTCACCAATGCCATCGCCGACGGCACCTTCGACGACCTCGTCGACGAGGCCATCTCCAACGTCAACGAACTGCCCTCCGGCTGGGAAATCGAGCGGGTCGAGAAGGTTGAAGAGGTCGCTCCGGTAAAGAAGGTGGCTGCCAAGGCCAAGGCCGCTCCAGCAGCCAAGGCCGCTCCGGCTGCCAAGGCCCCGGCCAAGACGACCGCTGCCAAGGCTGCTCCGGCTGCCAAGACTGCTCGTCGCCGTCCGACGCGCTAGCAGTAAGTGGGGTTCTCAGCTCAAGGGGCTGGGAATCAAACGACGGGCCATACCTCCGCGTCCCACTAATGCCCGTCAGCTTTTCTCCCCTGTGGAGCTGACGGGCATTCATTCGGCGCGTTAGTGTAACTGGTAGCACGCAGGACTCATAATCCTGAGGTCAGGTTCGAATCCTGGCAAGCCACTGACCCACTCCATTCCGAGATGGGTCACCCCCACATGAATCCTAAGGGATCAGGGGGTAACAACTGAATATCTGGCCCGTCCTGCCTAACAGCAGGCACCAGCGGATTAGTCTCCGTGGAACGACTCCCAATACCTAACAGGAGTCCACCTATGGAATTACTTATCAGCGATGATCTGGCTGAAGTGCAGCAGTACCTCGCACAGTCAACCGCATCGCTCATTGTAGACATCGAGACAACGTCTCTAACTGTCAGCAAGGGCCACATTCTATGCGTCGCGTTCGCCCCGTATGACCGCGAGGACGTGCTGGTGTGGTGGCCCGCTGACCTCGCTGAGATAGCCCAGCTACGCCTCAATCGCATGGTCGCGCATAACTCCCCGTTTGACAAGCGCTGGCTCGTCAGTTATGGCGCTGAGTGCCGAGTCGTATGGGACACGATGTTCATGGCATACCTTCTTGACGAGAACCACCCCATCGGCCTCAAGGGCTTGGGTGAAAGCTTGCTCGGGTATCAGTCGTGGTCTGACGACAACGTGGCGCACTTAGGCGACGAGTTCCTGCCACACGTGCCCAAGGCCCAGCAGACTAAGTCCAAGCTCCGTATCAGCGGATATGCAGGCAAGGACGTCCACATCACGCGTGAGCTTATGAAATGGCAGAAGCGCAAGATCAAGACAAGCCTGAAGCCGTTAGAGGACCCGGTGCGTGTCATGCGGGACATTATGATCCCAGCTATTGAGCCACTGACCCAGATGGAAGACAACCGGCTCCCGGTCAGGCTGGCACTGGTGTCTAAGACCAAGGACCGCGTCGACGCTGAGATAGCGGCTATTGAAAAGAAACTTGATGCCAGCATCCCAGATAAAGACCGCTGGCCTGAGTGGCTACAGAAGACGACCCCCAAGTGGGGAACCACTAATTGGACTAAGTGGTGGCTCTACGTTTATCAGGGGGCACTATGCCCACGTCGTACTAAGGCGACCAAGACATGGCCCGAGGGCAACCCTGGGATGTCTCAGGAGGACTTAGCCAAGATTGATCATCCAGCAGCCCGGCTCCTGAGCAAGCGTTCCACATTATACAAGCAACTCACCGGCTTCCTGGTCCCCCTGGAGCAGCGCACTGTCGACGGCAGGGTGAGCACCAGCTTCAAGCTGACCGGAACAGTTACCGGACGACTGAGCAGTGCAAGCCCTGGAGACGACAACCCCGGCATCAACTCACAGCAGATCCCCCGAGACAAGGCCACACGTAACCTCTTCGGGGAGCCTAGCAAGGCGTGGATTGAGGTTGACTTCAGCCAACTAGAGCTTCGTGTGGCCGCTGTCATGTCAGGTGACCAGACCATGCTCCAGTTGTTCAAGGACGATCAGGACATCCATAGCTACATGGCCGGGCGTCTCGTACGTGGAGGAGAGGTAACCAAGCAACACCGGACACTCGCTAAGGGGGTCAACTTCGGCTTCCTGTATGGTATGCAGTCTAAGCACTTCGCCGACTACGTCCGCGAGAGCTATGGGGTAACCATTACCAAGAAGGAGGCTGAGGCATTCCGTGAGGAATACTTTCTAACCTTCAATGGCCTGCCCGAATGGTACCGGAAGCAGCGCAAGGAGGCGCTCGAGTATGGAGGCGTCCATAACGAATTTGGACGGTTCCGGCACCTGCCCCGCGTGTATCATAGCGACTACTGGGTACAGGAAAACGCCTTCCGGCAAGCCATCAACTCACCAGTCCAGTCCACTGGTAGTGACTTCATGTTGATCAGTCTGGCCCGACTCAGTAAAGACTTGCGCCTGCCAGCGCTGGGGGCTAAGCTGGTCACCACAGTTCACGACTCAGTCTGTATAACTGCCCCGTATAAGACAGCCCGAAAAGTGGGCCGCATCGTAAAAGACACCATGGAAAGCGCAGATGACAACCTCTCAAGAAAGTTCTTCCTCAAGGCCGACGTCACCATCTCTCGTTGCTGGGGAGGTGAGCCACTTGCAGAATTCTAAGCCGACTGTAACCATCATTACCAGACGTGAGTCACTGGANATCCGGCCTGACCGAGTAGACGTGGACGTGTGCATAACGTGTGGCTCTATCGTGTTTGACGTGGTCTCTCATGACCTATGGCACCGGGCCACCAAGTGACCATCAAGAAGATGCCCAGCACCGGGGCTAAGCCTAAGGCCAAGCCTGGAGCATGGCACGGAGCTAGAGGCACTTGGCCCACGACCGCTGGCGGCCAGCTCATAATCACTCAGAGCATGGTCAGCTCATTCGTTGAGTGCCCTCGTGAGACGTATTACAGCATAATCCTAGGGCTACGTCCACGCCTGGAAAGCAAGCCCCTCACACGGGGCACTTGGATTCACTCCCTCCTGGAGGAGCGTGGCAAGGGTGGCGACTGGCGGGCACTGCACCAGCAACTCACCGAGAAGGCTGAGAACGAGACCTTTGAAGAGGAAACAGCTGGCCTCGCCCGTGAGTGCTATAACATCGTCCTCAGTTATGACTGGGTACACCGTAACGAGACTCTCACACCGATAGCTGTGGAGCTGACTGTAGAGCGTCCCATGTTCCGCGGGAAAGTGCTGTACCGTGGTCGGATTGACATTATCTGGCAGGACGCGAACGGCGATGTGTGGCTGGGAGATCACAAGACTCACGCATCTCTCCCCGACTGGCGCTACCGGGAACTAGCCTTCCAACACTATTCCTACCTCTGGGCAGTAGCACAGGCTCCTGGATATAAGGCCCTGGGACTGCCTCAGCCGAAGGGCTTCATCTACGACTACTGTCGCACCAGTGCAATTCACACTCCCACTCTAACCACCAAGGGCAAGATCAGCCGAGTGCTGAAGCCCAGTGGCACGACCTTACCCGTGTTCCGTGAGTGGCTTATTGAGAACCACATGATGAGCGTCGTACGTGGCAGAGACCTCCTTGCAATTGAGGACCCAGCTGAGCGCGCATACGTGGAAGAGTTTCTGGTAACCCTGAAGCACCGGGACTATACAACTGAGTTCCGTCGTGATAGGCTGGTCTTCAGCCCAGAACAGGCAGAGCGTCAGCGGAAGTCGTTTGTGACTTCAGCCCGTCGACTGCTAACGTATAAGTGGGATGACCCGGACTGCGTGGAGCGTAACCTTCATGCGTGCTCAGGGTTCATGTGCAACTACAAGGACCTCACTGTAGCGGACCTTATGCACGGCACCAGTGAGATCGAGCAGCGGACACGCTACGTGACCACGCGAGACCCGCTAAGCTATTACCCGAACCAAGAGAAGCAGAATAAGTCAATGGCTTCCAACATAGCTCAGGCTAAGAAAGTGAGGAATAAGAAGTGATATACACTATCTACAGCAGGCCCAAGGTCGGCAAGACAACACTCGCCCTGAAGGATGCCCCCCGTGGTGGCAAGACTGCAATTCTCAGCGCGGACCAAGGCCTCATCGGTATTGATACCGCTGGCCTTACCGTAGAGGAGGACATGAGCTCAAAGAACCTGAGCAAGCTCATGAACAGCACCTTCATCAAGTCCCACGACCGTATCATCGTAGACACTGCGACGGCTCTACATGCGTCCATGTTGTTTGAACTTTCCAAGGGTGGCCAGAGCACTCAGGCTCACTATGGCGTAGCGAATAACGCGCTGGCCACACTAGTCCGGACGCTCCGGGACGAAAAGAAAACCACCATCATCCTCGCTCAAGAAAAGCTCATCCTCCCGAACGAGGACTGGGCACCCGAGGACGAGGACGAGGACGCCGCTGTGCAGACGACGGTTGATTTGTCCCCCGGTGCTGCGAGCGCTATACTTCAGATGTCCGATGTTATTGGACGTCTCTACATTGCACACATCAACGGCAAGCCCGTTCGTCGCTTATGGCTTGGCCCGTCCGCGTCTATTGTGGCCGGGGCACGTAGTAAGATTTACAACGGGAATCCCCCATACCTCAAGCAACCGAGCATCACTCGCTTGAACCAGCTTCTCGGCTGGACCCGCTAGCCGAGATCACCAGAAAAACACGAAGGAACTATCACCATGGCAAAAAAGATTCGCATTGACTTCAGCAAGACCGAAGAGCGTTCCGGCTGGAACACCAAGCACATTTCCGAGGGCCTCCACAAAATGAAGGTCGAGTCGGTTCAGGAGACCGAAGCCGGGGACGGCACGGCGATGCTCGTGTACGCTCTGGTCCCGGCCGACCCGGCGCTCAAGACGCGTCGCTTCCCGTTCTACTGCAAACTCCAGCAGAACCAGCTCTGGAAGCTCCGCGACCTGCTCGTGGCCACCGGCCAGACCGTGCCCAAGAAAGCGGCCATGATCAATCCGGACGTGGCAGTTGGCAAGTTCATCGCAGCCGAAGTGGAGGACGACACCTATCAGGGTAACCTCCGGTCCCAGGTCCAGGGTACCTACGGCCTGGACATCCTGGACGAGGACGGGGCTGCCGACACCGAACCCGACGAGGATGAGGAGGAGTACGAAGACGAAGCTGACGAGGCCGAGGAAGCCGAGGAAGCCGATGAGGAAGAGTACGAAGAGGAGGAAGCCGACGAGGAAGACGAAGAGGAAGAAGCTGAAGACCTCAGCGTCCTTCCACTCGCAGAACTCCGCAAGCGTGCCAAGGGCCTCGGAGTGGACACGGTCGGCCTGAAGAAGGCTGAACTCATCGAAGCCATCGAGGAGGAGGAAGCCGAAGCCGGTGAGGAGGAGGAGGAAGAACTCGAAGACGAAGACCTTGAAGATGAGGAACTCGCCGACGAGGAATTCGAAGACGACGAAGAGGAAGAGGAAGAGCCTGCTCCTAAGCGTCGTGCACCTGTCCGCAAGGCTGCCCCCAAGGCAGCACCGGCCAAGGCAACGGCACCCGCTAAGCGCGTAGTCAAGCGTCGCTAACGCCTCATGTTAGAGGCTGAGGTAGTTAGGCGAATGCTTACTATCCTCAACGCCATTGACGGGGTATATGCAATTCGTACCCACGGGGGTTCCTTTCAGCAGAAGGGGACCCCCGACGTTCTTGGCTGTGCACATGGTAAGTTCTTCGCTATTGAAGCTAAGAGGAGCGCTAAGGAAAAGCCTTCAGCCGCTCAGCAATATAATCTAAAGAAGTTCCGTCAAGCTGGTGGGAAAACCTTTACCAGCTACGACCCCAAGGCTCAGGAAGTAACAGAGTGGATAACGAGGCTCTCCAGCTGATTAGCAAGGTGTGGCGTCATTCGGGTGTTGTAGGACACACGTGGATGCCACACATTTATAAGATCGGCCATAAGACCGAGCAGAAGTTCCGTGAAGGAGCGGTGATCAATTCCCGCACACCGGAGTTCCCCGAGATGCGCGATTCAGTGGACTGGTACTGGACCCCTGCCGTTAGCAGTAGTGACAGCCGTAGGGCTGGCGAGTACCCTGCACAGCGGGCCATCTGGGTAGACTGTGACGAGTCTTACGACGACAAGCTGTTGGACAGCCTGAAGCCGAGTTTCATGTGGGAGACAAGCCCCGGCCATAGACAGGCAATCTGGCTCATGAGCGAGCACGTGGCAGCAAGTGAATTCCACCGTGACGGCTTCATCGGCATGATTACCCAAGCACTCGGCGGGGACAAGTCCGGAGTAGACATTGGCCAGCTGCTCCGCGTCCCAGGCTCTACACACCATAAGCGCACCCCCTTCGTCGGCAAGATCCTCCGTAAAGCGGGCAACACGTACACACGGGGCAACCTGCTATCACGTGTGGCCAGAGGGCTAGGCTTCTCTGCTGCACTAGCCTCTGACCTCGGCGCAGATGACCCCTACGGCGACCGGAGCAAGGTGCTATGGAGGTTCAGTCGTAACGCTGCCGAGCTAGGGTTGTCCCAGGAGCTGGCCTTCAAGCTAATCAAGGCTACTAAGTGGAATAAGTGGGGAGACGACCCTGACCGACTCAAAGAGGACATAGCTAACGCCTATGCACATAAGCCAAGCAAGCCCGACACGGCAGCACCAGCCCTGGACCAGCCCGACACCAGCAATGACGCTGAAGATGTTACGGCATGGGGAATGTCCACGGTTGACGAATTCGGCACTGTGCTTCGCAAGCCGATCAACTGGGTTATACCACACATCATCCCAGAAGCCGGGTGTGGTCTGCTGGTATCAGCGCCCAAGGTGGGTAAGACACGTATCGCCATCGAGCTTGCGCTGGGCTTGGCTACTGGACGCAGGCCGTTAGGCTTGTCGCTGAAGAGGTCACTCGCTGTCGGCTTCTTTTCCCTGGAAGACGGCGAGTACCTGTTCTCCAGCCGCTTAGACGAGAGCCTCAACCGGGACCATGGCCGGTTCAAATACCACTGGGACGGCCACATCATAAGGGACGACGCGGGGTACACATGGCAGGAACCAGAGCCAATGAGCCTCTTCACGAACTTTACAAGTGTTGACCTAAGCGAAGACCAAGACAAGCAACGTCTCCTAGAGACCATCATCAAGTATGAGCTGAAGCTGGTCATCATTGACACCCTTAGCATGGCCATCGGTAAGTCAGACGTGTCCAACTCTAAGGATATGTACTCCATCCTCAAGGACATCAAGAAAATAGCTAAAGACACCGGGTGTGCTATCATGTTTATTCACCACACTCGCAAGCGCGTCTTCGAGAAGGGTGAGACCATCCAGGAGATGGTGCTCGGCAGTACCGCTCTACATGCTTGGTCCGATTTCATTATGAGCCTCGCAGCACCGACTGAGGAGAGCACATTGCTAAAGTTGGCAGTTCAAACTAAGATGGGCACAGGGCTTCACTACATCAGTGAAGAACTCAAGATAATCAAGCAGCCTACGGAGACCCAAGATGACTAAGTACATGCTCACTACACTGGAAGACCTTGTCAAAGACGCTGAGGTCAAGTCCTACGTCAAGCCCGAGAACCAGCACACGGCATTCAAAGTGATCATCACCACATTCCTGTTCCCCCTGCTGACTGCAGTCTTCGGGATTATTGTCCTGGGATGCTTCCTTGTCTGGTGGGACATCTACGGGTACTATGCTCTCCGGGGGGCATCGGCGCTCTGTCACTGTTCGTGGAGTGGCTCCAGTACGGAAGATAGCACTTGCGATCTTTTAGATGTTGAGCTAGGTTAGCTACATGGACATCACAGGGAACAACATCAACCCGAACTTCATCGAGCACGAGGGCTTCACGTACCTTGAGTTCAACGGCGAGTACTTCAAGGGGTGCAAGCGCTGCTTCGGCGCTGGGCACTATGCGTTCAACGGCGAACATGACCGCTGCTACATCTGCGACAATACCTCAGCCAAGCTCGGGGCGCAGTTCAACTCCAAGGCAGACGCCGAAAAGTGGTGCCACGGTAAGGCAATGGCACGGGCACTCCGCATCCGCAAGGAAGAGGCCAAGTGCAACGAGGCGTTCCAGGCCATGGAAGCCAATCAGGCAGCACTGAAGCAGGCAGACCACGAAGTGTATGAGTTCATCATGTCAGTGACCATAGATGAAGACACACAGGGCCAGGACGGCCACACCAAGCTGGAGCGGGACAGCTTCATCCGCACCATGGCTGAGACGCTCCGCTGGCCTGCACCGTCCAAGCCTTTCACGCCTAACATGATCGCCGCTGTGCGACGCACCATGGAGCGCGGCCAGGAGAAAGCCACTGAAGCAGCACAGCACCCAGCACCCACAGGTCGTGTGGCCGTCACCGGAGAGATCATCTCAGCNAAGATGGTTGAAGGCGACTACGGCACTGCATACAAGATCCTCGTCAAGGACGACGCAGGCTTCAAGGTGTGGGTCAGCCTGCCGGGGGCNCAAGCCGANGAGGCTAGGGAAGCATTCGAGTCGGTCAACGAACCGAGCACTGTAGGTTACGGCGTCTGGTTCCTTGGTAGCGTCAACGAGCCTGAGCTGTTCACAGGCGTCAAGGGTCGTCGCATTACTTTCATGGCTAAGCTAGAGCCGAGCCATGATGACGTCGCATTCGCGTTCGGCAGCCGACCGACTAAGGGTGCTTGGCTGTAGGCATAAAGCAACCTCCCCCGGCCACGTGCTAGGGGAGGTTGCTGTATGCGCTGGATAGTTAGTAGCTGTGGTCTCCG